CGTAATTTTTGCGATTAAAAACTATAGCTGTTAGGGGGGGGAGGGTAACCCTAACAACGAGATACTTGCTATATATTAAAACTAGTCTTATTCAGATAAGTGGCCAGAGCCTTTAGAGGCAGCTCACCCTTTCCGCACAGGTAGCCAAAAATGAAGGTCGGTTCCTCACTATTTTTGGGATCTATTCTGCCGGTTTAGGCCTTTCTATATCCTTTCTAACTATGAACTAGGAAATTATTACTAACTTATCACACCTAGTCACCGAAATTGCGCGCATCCAGCGCTCCCCACGTCTCGATATTAATCTCAACGTCCCGTTTTAAGCATGCTTTACGTAGACGTTCAACATGCTTAGCGTAAAATTCTGGTCCATGGCTATAGGCAAGCTCACAAGAAGCTCTTACTACCTCTGCAGTAGCAGCCTTCATATCCGTTTGTTTATGACACCAATTGACACATTCAGTTACGCTCTGTTCTTCTATGGGCGCCAGCATAATACCAGGACGCACAGGATGCGGTTTGAAACCTCGTTTTAAGAACGAAGAATCTGTCAAAGATCTAAATTTTACGACTTCACCAGACTTAGTTATGTCTGTCAGCACAATTCCATGTCCTCGTAACACAGAACTGATCGTTTCACAGTTAAACCATTCAATGATTTCACTGCTTACAGACATAATCAAGTCATCTCCATACGTCACCAAACGTACAGAACTATTAAATTCTCTTAAGGTAAGATTTAAACCTAATTTTCTAACCAGTAAGAGAAACGCTATCTTAATATAGTACTTATTTACTTCACTATTTAATTCAGCTGTAATGGGACTCCCTGAAGCTATCCCATTAATTGTTTGATATACAACATTTTGGCACAAATGAAAGGGGTTCATAATTTCATTTTCTAACAAAATTTGTAAATGGGTAAGATGATGGCCCGTAGCCCCATTCATTTGATGCCAATAAAGTATATCATCAATAACAGCTGCTACAATCTGAGACGATAATGTAGGGCCGTAATTTGAGTAATCGCCTGTCACAATATTGTTTCCAACTCCAAGTAAATAACGGGCAAGACTAGTCCATTCAACGCTATCAGGATTAATACCAATAGCATGTTGTGCATATATTGTCCCTGAGCGATAAGCGCTCAAGAATAAGCCCATATAACGACGAAGATCTAATGTCGTCTGTATGGGAGCTATAGAAAAT